AAACTGTCGGTAATCGTTGCGCTGATGCCGCTGTGTTTGTAAATCTTATCGGTGATATTATCACAGGAAATCAGATTGGTCCCATCAAAAGCCAGCCCGGTGGGTATATTCGCCGGACTCGAAAAGCTGTCCAGAATTGTTGCACTGATGCCGCTGTGTTTGTAAATCTTATCGGTGTCATAATCACAGGAAATCAGATTGGTCCCATCAAAAGCCAGCCCGGTGGCCGTGGAGGCGGGAGAGGCGAAACTGTCGGTAATCGTTGCGCTGATGCCGCTGTGTTTATAAATCCTATTGGCGTACCAATCACAGGAAATCAGATTGGTACCATCAAAAGCCAGCCCGCTGGGCCTCAAACTGGGAGAGGCGAAACTGTCGGTAATCGTTGAACTGATGCCGCTGTGTTTATAAATCCTATTGGTATCGGTGCCATAAAAATCACAGGAGATTAAATTCCCGGTGCCTGGGGGACTGGTGCTGGTGGTCGTGATCGATGAACTGGTGGTATATCCGGTCATGGTTGAACTGGTGGTTGACGCCGTGCTGGTGGTAGATGTCGAACTCATGGTTGAACTGGTGGTCGATACCGTGCTGGTCGAACTCGCGGTTGAGCTGGTGGTCGATGTCGTGCTGGTCGAACTCGCGGTTGAGCTGGTCGTTGTTGTCGTGCTGCTGGTAGAAGTCGAACTCATGGTTGAACTGGTGGTGGATGACGATGAACTGGTGGTTGTGCTTGACGACGTGGTCGTGGTTGTCGCAGTGGCGATATCCAATGATGGGGGCGTTGTCCGATAGGACAGATCAATGGTTGCGACTGAATCGGACAGATATTTGGCCTCAATCTCATCCAGATCGAATCGGCACCAGGTCAAAAATGATACGAATAATTGCGAAAGCTCCGTCGCCGCACAGGCCCGGCCGATTGGCTGATTGATCGTAATGGTGTCCTCCGATGCCCGAACCACGCCGCGGGAGACAAATGCATCGTCAGGCCATTGCAGCATAATATGCGCCCCGGCCGATTGATTGAGCCAGTAATCCGGATACTCGATCGGATCGATGGTCAACTGGATAGCATCCGCCGCAAACGGGGTGGCAACCACGATATCGGCCATCTCCGAGGGCCGCCAGAACGCTCCCCATCTCCCCTGCTGGGCATCGAAAAAATCCAGAAATCGCTGGATTTCCGACTTCCCGTCGGCGCTATGCCCCGCGCTGAATCGGAACGCGGATTCATTCCAGTGAGACAAGGCATGGCTTTTCCCTAAAAAAGAGAGCAATTCATAATCATGCAGGAAATCGGTCTTGACCGGATCGCCCCAGTTCGGGGGGATATTGAAAATCGGATATCCCTTGTAGGTCGGAAAATCGTTAATATAGGGGGTGTGTCTGGTTATTTCGTCGTATTCTTCCTGGGCCTCGATATTCATTTTTCCGATCCGGGCGGTCAACGGATTGAACTTCCGGCCGGTTTTGATCCGGCATTTCAGAACGGGATAGATGTCCGTGGTCGCGGGCCAGGTATTGACCAGATTGGATGTCAGCGTAATTTGATCTGATTCGAGAGCTTGTATCTCTCCGATTTCATATGAGTCTTTGGATGCGAGTACAATGCACTGGGCCCCGACTTCAAAATTCCGGTATTCCGCCGATTCCACAGCCAGAATATTTTGCTCGGCGGCGGCCTCCGCGGTCAAAACGGTCCCGTCCTGCCAGTAGGGGATACCCCAGACATTAGGGAGATTTTTATATAATTTTCGTTTGATATACGCGGTTTCCGCATATTCCATCGTCACGGTATCATATGCCAGCGTCCGCCGGGGCCAGGTATACAGCGCCGACCGTTTTTCAGCATCGGTTATGCTGCGCTGGATGCCGGTCTTCCACTGCTTTCTGAAGATGAGATGGTTTTCCCAATCGGGAGGAATCAGGAAATATTCGCTGACCGTTGTTGTCATCGCAGCACCCTTTTGACGGCTTGAGCCCGAGAACTGAGGACATTAAGCACAGCGTTTTGTCCTGCTGCTGTCGCCAGGTAGCGATCCAATTCTCTCGGATCGGTGACATTGATGATATTGATGTCGGTTCCCCGATCGATTGCCCCGGCTGCCTGCGTGGGAACGGGACCTCCGGCGGCAAACGCGTAAGCGGGGCTTGGAATCGTGAAAGACGGCATGGTCAGACCCGCGAATATCTCTCGGGGAATCATTCTTTTCCGCATGGCCTCCATGATTTGGGAGCCGTAATATTGCACGGTTTTCACCGGATGCACATATTCTCCGGCGGTGGCCATGATGTGGATATCGTCGGCGGTGTCCGAGGGCGAGCTGCCGAGAATTGGTCCGCCCGCAGCCAGAGATTGCGCGGTGATGGTCGCGATCTGGATCGCTCCCGCCGCTGCTACCGAGGCCGCCAGGATCGGCCCCATGATGCCGCCCTGGGCGAGGGCTTTGGTAATTCCCTGGGCGGTGTTGATAATGGCCTCGGCCAGAGCCGCCGCTTTGGCCAGATAGAAAAATTCCTTCTGTTTTTCTCCGGTCAGGGCGTATAAATTCTCGAACGCATCCGCCATGCCGCCGGCGACGGTTGCCGCGTTATCGAGCTGCGTCTCTCTGATTCTCCGCTCCTGATCGGCTAACAATTTCTCTTTTTCAAGCCGCTGCATACTCTGAATATCACGCAGGGCGGCCGCTTCATCCATATACCCCATCTCGGCCACCAGCTTGTCATTGAGCAGATCCTTGAAGCTCTGGAGCTCCTCGGCATGCCGTCCATCCATCTCGGCTAATTCCTCATCGAATCCGGCCTGAAGCAGGCCCCCGCCTTTTTCACTTTCCGCTCTCAGGCGAAGATCGGCCAGAGCCTGATCGATTTCGATTTTTTTCTGCGCCAGAACTGTTTCAGCCTCTGTCTGTTCGTTGGTCAAATTGAGGAGCGTCCGTTTGTGGTTCTCTTCTTTCGCAAACAGCTGATCTTCCAGGGCAAGCTTTTTTGACGGGTCCTTTTCGGCTACGACTGCGGCCTGCATTGCCGCCAGCTCGGCGGAATATTGTTTCTCGATCAGCTCCCGGCGACGGTCGAAATACTGCTGCAGGGTGACTTTGCCCTTCTTATAGGTAGTTGCCAGAATAAGCAGGGCTGTTTTGGTGGAGGCGATCAGACGGGCTATCTGCGATTTGGTTTTGGCTTCATCCGTGGCCACGGGGACGGGAGTGGGGGTGGGAGTCTTTGGGGCTTCCGCTTCGGGCTGTTTTGCCGCCTCTTCCCGCAGTTGTTTCATGTATTGAGTGAGGATTCGGACCTTCGCGGCGGCGCTGTCCGCTTCGGAGAATTCTTTCCAGAAATCCTGAACGGGTTCGACTCCTTTCTCGATGGTTTCGGAGGCGGCCTTAAACTCTTTATCGAATTTTTTAACGACGGCGTCGATGTCTCCGAACAGAAATTCTTTGGTGGTTATTTTTTTGGACATCAGAAGGTCCAGACCGGCCCCTAAATCCTTAACCTTATCGTAAATATAGGCCAGACCGGCCACCGCCAGGGCGACCTTTTTGCCGCCTAAAATAGCCACAACCAGTCCAACCTCTTTCACCCAGTCAGGCAGCTCTTTATAGGTGTCCCAGATCGAGCCCAAAACGTCTTTTATGCCTTTCAGAATCGGCTGAATCGCATCATAGAATATCGCGACGTTCATCAGGGTCTTCTCTAAAGCGGCAATTATATTGTCGGCGGTTTTCGTCGCCCATTCATCCAGCTTCCCTTTTTCTTTTAGATCGCTAATGCCTTTTAAAATCAGGCCGAAGCCATTTTTTAGATAATCGAATAGCCCGGATTCCATAACCAGATTGCGAACCTGAAACCAACGGTCAGAAATCATGGAAAGCATTCCCTTCCATGTTCCGGATAGTTTTACCGCTGTTCCGCGGAATCTGCTGAGGGGCGATTCCCATGCCTCAAGAAGTTTTTTTCGGGTTTCGTCGGCCGAATACGATACTCCTGCCTGAAAGCCCAGCATGGCCAATATCCCTCGCTCGCGAAACATATCGGCAGACGCCGCACCTGCGGAATACATGCGAATGATCTGGCTCGTTGTGTCTTCAATTGAAAGCCCGGTTGCTGCCGCGAGGTCTCCGATTAAGGGCATCCATTGGGTGATCTCATCAACGCCGCCCTCCATAACTCCTGCCAGAGCGGTGGCTGATCCCATAACATTTTCGTATTCAAACGCTACCTGGCCGGCATAATCGGCCATCTCCTTGAAAAGCCGGTTGCCTTCCTTCTGGCTGCCGAGCAGCACTCCCAGCCGCAATCTATATTGCTCTGCCGTGGAGGCGGCGGCAATAAAGCTTTCCGCTACCAAAATCGCTCCCACACCTGCAAGGGCCGTTTTTAAATTGAACGCTGTTTTTCGCAGGCTGGTGATCCGTTTTTTGGTAACGGCCAAAGCCTTATCAAGCTTTCTGAACTCTTTACTTGCGGTATCTTTTGCGCGGATAATGAGTTTTAAGGTTTCGCTTTTGCTTGCCATCTTTTATATATTCCCGCCAGGCTTTCTGATCGGCGTGCATGCCAATCCGGATTGCGATTGCTGTCTGTTTCAGACGATCTGATTCCCTTCGCTCTGCCTCTTTTAGAGCGGTCAGGAAGAAGGCGTATCCGTACTCCCAGGGCTTTTCATGGCCTGAT